ATGGTATTTAAAACTATATTCATGCTTTTGCTCTATTTAATACCATTCACAATAATTATTTCCAATATAGAATCGTCCGGATTAACAATATTGATGTGGATATTAATGGGATTTGGAATGTCAGGAATTGGACTATCCATTATGCATGATGCAAATCATGGATCATATTCAAAAAATAAGATAGTAAATTCATTATTAGGTAAATTAATCTGGCTAATAGGGTGCAATGATGTTAACTGGAAAATTCAACATAATTTATTGCATCATACTTATACAAACATAGCGGATATGGATGAAGATATTAATAAAGAGTCATTAATAAGAATGTCACCAAAACAAAAGTTATTAAAGTGGCATAGATTTCAATTTATATACGTTTGGTTTTTATATGGAATGATGACAATGGTGTGGGCTACAACAAAGGATTATTCTCAATGGAAAAGATATAAGAAAAAAAATTTAATAAGAACTCAAGAAACTACTAGTGATAATCTTTTGCGTACACTAATTATAACTAAAACATTATACTTTATATTCACGTTAGGTTTGCCATTATTTTTTTCATGCTTATTGTGGTGGCAAACAATATTATGTTTTTTATTAATGCATTTTATTTCAGGAATAACTTTATCTTTAATTTTTCAATTGGCACATGTGATGCCAACTTCTTCATTTGAAACAACAAATGAACACGGCGATATTAAACTAAGCTGGTCAGAAAATCAATTAATGAATACAACTAATTTTGCTCCAAACTCAAAATTATTTTCTTGGTATGTTGGTGGATTAAATTATCAAGTTGAGCACCACTTATTTCCAAACATATGTCATGTACATTATAATAAAATATCTAATATTGTAAAGAAGACTGCACATGAATATAATTTACCATACTATTCATATGATTCATTTTGTTTAGCCCTGTATGAACACGCAAAAATGTTATATGTATTAGGTAAGAAATAGTAAATTAATATAATTATTAATCTTTGTTTTGGTTTCTAGAAACAACTGGACTGCTTTTTCTTCTTATATTTTCTATGACTATCCAATTTTCAGGTTTCATTATAATTATGGGTTTTGAATATTGGTAAAATTCATTCCAAACCTCTTCTATTGTATATCCAATCTCTTCATTTACTAAATAGAGAGTATCTTTTTCATATGATACAACTGAAATAGAATTATGTGTTATATTTTGTCCATAAGAAATATATCCTATGAAAATAAGCAATATTGTAATTATTTTTTTCATTTTATTTAATTTTTAATATGATTTACGTAATACTTTTTTTAATTCTTGTAGATCTTCCTTATATGTGTCTATTGGAAGACTAGCTTTAATTTTTTCTAGTTCAACTTCTTTATCATGCCTCTGTGATAATAGTTCTTCATACTTTTCTTTAGTAAGAGTATGAATTGCCATGGATAGTAGATATGAATATGATTCATCCATTTCATCAAAGTTACTTGTTTCTAACCATAATATAACTTGTTTTTTAGGAACATTATTTATTTTTAGTTTTCCATCAACAATGGCTTTAATGAATGCAGCCCTATTTGAAAGGATAACTAATTGATTTTCTAAAGTTTTTATTAAATATTCTTTTCGTTTATCATAATACTTTAATCTAAAACTAACAAAGTATTTTATTATATCATTAATATTATTGAATATTTTTAGTTTTCCATTTTCATCTAAAACTGTTAAATTTTCAGTTTGCCTCTCTTCTAATTTTAAAAATTTAGTTAATCTATCTGATTCTATTAATTTTTCCAAATCAGCTCTTTTAAATTTTATAGTATAATCTATATTTGACTTAGAATTATCATCATATCCAGCAATTCTTTTATTTTCTTCTCTTTCTATTAAATATTTATCGTATTTTTCATATGTTATAGATGGAGGGAGTTCTGTGATACCCACAGTTGATGTATTCTTAACCTCTAAGCATCCTTTTAATATCCAAGTTGAAGTACTTTCCAAGTCCCTCTCGCAGCTTCCTGTGAACTCTTTGTACCATGGTTTTGGTTCATTAAATCTTTTATTTTCCAATTCTTTTATACATGCATTTATTAAATCTATTGGATTTCTATTTAGTATATTTGTTGCAAAACCAACTGCTATCCCCGAACCACCATTTAATAAAACAGTGGGTATTATGGGTAAAAAATAAAAGGGTTCTATTTCTATTCCTTCTTCATATCGTTTTTCTAATAATTCAAAATCTTTATATAATAATTTAAAATTTTCATTTAACTTAGTAGATATGTATCTTGGTGCACCAGAATCCGGTGCTCTTAAAGATCCAAATTGACCTATTTCATCTAAAAGTGGCATTGAATTTTTAAAGGATTGTGCCATACCTATGATAGCAGAAGATAAACTTGCATCACCGTGGTGATAGTTTGCATCAGAAGCAACCTTACCACCTAATTGAAATATTTTTAAAGGTTTATCAGATTTAGATTTCCATACTTTAGATGCAATATGAATTATTTTACGTTGAGTTGGCTTAAATCCATCTATAATAGATGGTATTGCTCTATTTTCAATTACGTATTTAGCGTAATTACTATACTCTTCATCTAAATACTGTGTTATTGATTTTTCCATTATTTTATATTACTAAGATACCACTTACTAACTTTAGGAGCACCATATGTAGATCCTATTGATGATACAATTGCCAATGCCTCATTTTTAGTTTTAACAGTATATGATAAAGTGTTTACTATACACTTTTGTTTTTTTGGTTTCCAATATGGTATATTATCTTTTCCCATTAATTGTTTACGCTCTCTAGTTACAAAAGGTGCGTTAGTTAAATGTATAGTTAATCTTTGCATATTATATTATATTATATTTTTTCTTTAGGTTTTCCTTTTTGTTGTTCCATTGCATTTTTAAACATTTTAGATAATTGTTTATCATCTGGTACAGTTTCTTTTAAAACCTCAGTTGCGTGCATATAACCTTGTTTGTATGCCCATATTAGTAATTGTATTATTTCACTATATTCTTTTTCTTTAGTTTTCATATTTGATATATTTTTTTAATTTATTACACATTATTTTTCTTGCTTTATGTAAATTTGATTTAGAAGTTCCTTCACTTATTCCTAATTTTTCAGATATTTCTCTATGTGTATATTCTTCCATTATGTATAAATTAAATACATTTCTATATCCAGCTGACATTGATTGTAGTTCATTCATTATAATAGTTGGTGATATATCTTCATATTTCATAAGTATAGATTCATCTATTTCTTCATTGGGTTTATCGTAAAGTATTTCATTTGAATAAGGAACGTCTCGCATTCTTTTTTTATTTAATCTAAAATTATCAATAGCAGTGTTTACAACTATTCGTTTAACCCAGCCTTCAAATGATCCGTTATGTTTAAATTTATGAATATTTTTAAATACTTTAATAAAGGAATCTTGCATTAAATCTAATGCATCATCTTTGCAATTAGAATATCTCATGCTTATTGGCATTATCCTAGGATATAATTTTTCATATATTTCCTTTTGCGAATTTCTATTATTCTTACAACATTTACGAATTGTTTTCTTTGAAATATCTATCATTTTAATCATTATTTAATAATTTATGTTTTCTCGGGGTTGAGTCTTTTCCAAACCAAGCGTGTAAACTTTCTTTTGCATTAATATCGGTTGTTAGTTTAATGACCATTGGATTTTCTATTATTTCTTTATATTCTAAATCCTCTAGTGATGCAAGTCCCTTTTTATACTCAACATTCCATGTTTTAATGATAGAAGTATTTTTATTTACCCATACATCAAACTCTAACTGAGTATAAAATTTAATTACCTTATTTCCTTTTTTAGCAACAACAATTGGTGTAAGTACTTTATAGATTATTCCATTTTCAAATAGTTCTGGCCAATATTTACTAAAGAAATTAATTAATAATGAAGCTATTGAGTCTCCATCGGGATCGGCATCGGTATATATGTATATTTTTCCATATCTTAATCCCCTAGGTTCTTCTCCTAGTTTTAAACCTATAGATGCCATTAGATTCTTTACCTCTTCGTTTTGAATAACCTTTGAATTAGCAAGCTCACTTACATTTAAGAATTTTCCTTTTAATGGAAAGGCTCCTATCATTTGAGAATCTCTAAATTTTCTAACTGCTGATAAAGCAGATAATCCCTCGTATATACCAAGTATACACTCTGATCTATTTCCTTTTTTCTTAGCGTCTATTAATTTTAAAACCTTAGAACTACTTAAGTTTTTATTTAGTTTTCTAAGCTCAGCTCTTTCATTTGCTAATTGTTTTTTATCTATCCAATCTAATAATGATTCTATTATTTCAGATGAAAACACATGTTTAGCTATTTTAGTAGACACTTCATGAGATGTTAAGAAATCTCTAGATTCAGTTATTAATTTTTCTTTAGTTTGAGAATTGAATAATGAATTAATTATAGTAGAATCTATATACACACATAAATGATTTTTTATTTCACTGGGTCTTGCGTCGACTTTGTGTTTTTTCTTAATCATTTGTCTAAGATGATTTATTAATTGATTTGTAATATATTCTACATGTGTTCCACCATCTTTAGTATTTACTGTATTTACAAAACTTACATTTTTATATCCTTCATTAGAATATGAAAATGCTATTTTCCAATCTTTGGATTCTTCATAAAAGAAATCACCAGTATATAAAGAAACATAATCTTTAAATGAAGAATATTTTATTCTATCCTTAGTTAATTTACCATTTTGTATAATATTAAATATTAATGTTAGTTTAGTATTACATGCAACGGCATCTATGCATCGTTTATAAATTATTTTCAAACTAATATCATCTATTTTTGTCATTCCAAATCTTTCTAAATCTGGAATATATGATATTTCAGTAAATCCTCTTTTAGCATTAGAAATATGTGGTTTATTTCTTTTATGCATATTTTTACTAAACATTTGTGTAAATTTAGTTTTATTATCGCATGTAGATACTATAAATCTTTTGCTGAATATGTTGGTTAGAGTGGAACCAACACCATTTGTTCCAGCTACTATTCTTTCTTCGTCATCATTAAAATTAGATCCAGCCTTTAAATTTGAAAATATCATTTCTGGAATCCATTCCTTATGTATAGGATGTTTTTTAACTGGAATTCCACCGTTATCCCATATTATAATTTCACTATTGTCTATGTCTATAGTTACTCGTATTTCATTTAACTTTTTATTTCTTCTATGCTCGTCTATTGAATTAGATATTATCTCATCAAATAATTTTAAAAAACCAGGATTATATGTTACTTTTTCATATGATATACTTTCTCCATTATATAAATGTTGCATCCCAGTATGTGGCTTAATAGAACCAATATACATAGAGGGTCGATGTAAAACGTGTTCAATATCCGTTAATTTCCTATATTTATGTTCTATGTTATTATTAGTCATATTTTTTTTTACTAAATATTTTGTACTGGTTTTTATAATTTTTTATTAATATACCAAATAAATAATAAAAATATAATTTTAATATCTATAAAAATATTAAGAATATTTTAGATAAATAAAAAAAAACATAAGTACAAATGGGAAACGTTGTAATGAATCATGCTCAATTTATGTCAGCTTGCGCAACAGCTGATAAGAAATATAGAGGGAAGGCCAATACATCTCAAAATGATAAGGGTGGAACTAAAGTGAAACAAGACTTATCTAAAATAGATGGAAAAGGTACTCCTACTATTCAAAGATACACCAAGGAGTATTTAACTAAAGTTAAGAATAAAAACGTAGTTAAAAAATAATAATTTCTTCATGAGAAATAGAGCTCTATCATTTAGTGAATTTGCTATTCTTGAAAAAAAGGGTGCTCTTAAAAAATTAGTAGGAAAAGATCCAGATGAGGATCTTACAACTAATGATGCTAAGAAGCTTGGTAAGAAAATAGCAAAAATGGATGGAACGGATAAGAGAAAATACGTAGGTATTATTAATTTCCTGGGTGCATCATGTGACATATATAATGAACTATGGAAAAACTATACTAAAACTAGAGATAGTTTAGCAAAATAAATGTTCTACGTATGAAAATATACGAATATGAAGAGGTAAGTGCAAAAGATGGTGGTATACTTTTTCAAACAATATTAAGTCATAATTTAAATTTTAATATCGTTAATGGTAACATAAAATTTGAACAATATAAAGTCGATACAACATTACACGAATTAGATGTATTTCCTGATTTAAATTTTACCAAAGCGAGTGCTACATCAACCTATTATATATTAAGTGAAGCTGTTATTCTAAAACAGAAACTAGACTTATTGACTGAATACTTAAAAAAACAATTGGTTAGAGATTATGAACAAGATTTACTAAGTTCAACTAATAATAATATTAATAATTTAACTGATACAATAATTAATTCATCCACTAGTAAATATTTCGAAGGTACAAATTTTAAAGTTAATATAGGAACAAAAAGACTAGTTTTTAGAGGAGTTGCTTCTTCTTTAGATAGCGGAATAGCTAAAGTAGTGTTAAAGGCATCAACCCACATGGTAGATACTTTAGAAAATCAAACTATAGACAATTGGAAAAATGTTAATTTAAGTGTCTCTGGAAATGGAGCAAATTTACAAATAAACGATTCCAATGGAATATCTAATATAAAAGAATATGATAGAGTAGATGGTAGAATGGAAAATTCACTAATTGAATTGCTTCTTCCATCAATAATCATAAGTTTAAAAGGAGACTCAGTAGAAACATCTAAAATATGGTCGGGTGATGAAGAATCGCTAAATAACTTATTAAGTAAACATATAGATAAAATTACAAAAACCAAGGGAATAAATCAAGATACTATTGAAATGAAAAAAAAGCTTGATTAAAAAAGAATAAATAAAATAAAATAATTACAATACAATGGCAGGTTTACCACATTTTGACAATTCTAGAGCGGCTACTGAATATTACGAACCATTATTCTTAAATCAGTTTGAGGTTATAATTACACCGCCATCTACTATAACTAATAATGTAGATTTATTAGTAGAACACGTAAAGAAACTCTCAGGTCTCCCTGAATTAACTGGAGTTACACGAGTAGATCAATTTTATAAGTTTGCAAAACGTACATATGCTACTGGAAAACCAAAAGAAACAACGGCATTATTAGATATAGATTTTGAAGTTAACTTAAATGAAGAGAATGACATGTATATATACAATATAATGAGAGCATGGGGAGATTTAACATTTGATCCACTAAATGGAAGACAGGGTTTAAAAAAGGATTATGTAGGTCAGATATATGTTGCGATCTTTAATAAAGCACAAGATATCTATAGAGAATTTAGATTTACACCAGCCTATTTAACAGAAACAATAAGTCCTATGGATATGGACTATTCATCCGATGGAATTTATATATTGAAAGCTAAATTCCAATGTGATGCATTTAAAGAAACGCGAATAGGAGCAATAACAGTATAAAATAATTAATATAAACAAATGGATTTATTTGATGTACATAGAAGAGATGTTTTAAATTTCGATAGTTATATGGATTTAAAAAACCCAGGTTTCGGAGGAGATGCATCATTAGTATATGATAGAGATGCTAAAGGTAAAAAGAATAAAATTGCACAGTCTGAAAACAAATTAAAAGATTATAGAAGAGTGGTTGAAAGAGACCCTCTATTTAAAAGTCAACACTATGATTCTACATATAAAGCAATGACAAACGATCTTGTATATAAACAAGAGGGGAAAAAACCAACTACTTATGCTGATCCATATCTAACTGGTATACCAATAGTTGAAGTTGGAGAATATGAAGTTGACGAAAGTGTAAAAACTAGTTTTGAAAGTTTTATAAACGAAGACATTAAACTAACCGGATCTGTTAAAACAGTCGTTGAATTAAATAATAATGTTAAAAAGTCACTTGATAACGATGCTAATAAATTAGCTAAACTAAAGAAAGAAAGAAATAGTTTGCTAACAGAAGGTAGGTGTACAAGCTTTAATCAATTTAATAGCGTATCAGAACATTGGTATGATGAATATGAAACAGAAGTGTTAGATCCTGAACCGGAAGTAGCTGAACCGGAAGTAGACACAGAAATAGATACAGATGAAGGTCCAGAAAATCCTCCAAGAAGGAGAAATAATCCAAATCCTAAGAATAGGAAAGGATATACTGATGAATATAGAGATTTATCAATAGAAAATGCAGTTGAAGATTTAATGAAGTATATGAATATATCTAAAGAAGATGCTTCTAAGATATTAGCAGTTGACGCTATTAATAGTTTAGACAATGATTTTGATGTAGAACCAACAGAAACAGAAACAGAAATAATGAAACCAGATATAGAAATAGATACCGAAGAAGGTCCAGAAAATCCCCCAAGAAGAAGAAACAATCCAAATCCTAAGAATAGGAAAAGTAAATTTTCAAAAAAATCAAATGATTTATCTAGTTTAGGAGATTTGCTTA